GTCTAAGGGCGCACGGTACCTACACTGCATGGCGTCAAACACGAACTTCCGCTTCAGGAATTGGATTTCCGGAAGGGTCTTAGCTCTCACCATCTTCCCTGATTTGAGTTCGTCGGTATAGACCATACCAAAAATGGCATACATCTCCGTCATAGTCAACTGATTAAACCAGTCGATAATCGAAGCGGAGACGTTAGTCACGTCATCGTCGCCGTAGTTGTTGTGGACGACGTAGTCATTGAACACATTAAGCGAACAGTGGTGTGGTGAGTACTTCTCCGCAGCAAGCAGAAAAACAACTCGCACCACTATCGAATGCACAACTGAATTCAACAACGATGTGAACGGACAACCCGAAGGCTGTCCATGTGTCCACATATACACCTTATTTCCGTTCACATGAACGGAATTGACAATCTCAAGCCAGAGGAGGGTTCTGATTTCCTTGTCCTTTTCTCCATAGAAGTCATTTACGATGTCCAAGACTTTCCAGATGACATCGGCCGGAAGAGAACCATCATAGTTGGTGAAATCACCAGCTATGACATGTGGTCCTTTCGACGTCAGTCGTCTGCCAAGTCGATCCCAGTCCTTACTGTACGGATTAATCCCCACACAGCTCTCCAGCTCAGTGTGATTCCTCATCATATGGGCCGCGAAACCATCAAAATATTGTCTCAGCAGAATAGTCATCACCATCTCTCCAACAGAGAAAAGGCGAGTCTTACCCTGATCAACCTTTTCGATAGGTCGCAACTCATCTTTCAGAGTATCCGTCCAGTAATGACCAAGACGTTCCCCGGAACGAAGTTTGGTCATCGCGGTTTCGTATTTTTCCAGCAACACAGGGTGGTCAAATCGGTAATCATGAGTTCCCAAGTATCCAGTTTTACCCTTCTTACCTGGGACATGTTTCCAACCATAACCACAAGATGTAGAGCGATTAATCGGCGGATATCTCTCATCACCCTCAATGCCAGCAATGGCCTCCTCAAAGGTCAACGTCCTTCTGTCGGATTCCAAAACTGACGAGCAGATCATCTGAGAGACATCATTTGCAGCCTCATCTAAGGCCCAAGATGGTGTCTTCAAGTTTGCAGCACACGCCTTCTTCATGGCAATCTTCATCGGCTCAAGAAATTGCTCATCTTTCCAGAAACTCCGGAGATAAGCTGGTTTCCTGAACGAAGGGCCATGAGTAGGCATGAGAACAGACTCTCGGATTCCACTTCGGCCAGAGCTATAAACACCGTTATTAACTTTCCCTACAGGAACAAAACCAGGTGCAATCGGTTCCGGCTCATAAACCAG